GTCATTGGGATCTGGAGATAAATAACTAATAACTTCAAATCTTTCTAGCATATCTTCTGTATCTCCCGTTAAACTAAATGTTTCGTGATTAATAGTCATTGGTTTTAGTATATATTCCTCTTCTCCGTCAGACATTAAATAATTTGTTGTTGTTTCTGTCCATCCGCTTATCGAAAATATTCTTTGTAACGGCATTGATGCAATTTCTGTTTTATCCCATCTTTGATCGTCTGAATTATTTCCATATTTCCCGAATCCCGGACCTTCTTTCTCCCATAAATAAAATGGAACTGTCTGAGAATAATCTCCCAATCGATAATTCAAACAAAGCCTCATATATGCCCCATTAAAATCTAACTTAAAATCAATTGGCGTTGGCCCGTATAATGTTGGTTGTATTTTAAAATAAGATCCAAAACGATTATCTTCAGGATCCATATATTCTCCATTAAACATGTAGTAATGCGGACTATCTAAATCAAATGCCTCAATACCTGCTTCACAATTAATTGACATTAATTGAGTAATATCGCCATCAAAAACATTAATCTTTGATCCTAAATTTCTTTTACTAAAAAAATCGTCAACGTCAAATTTAGATTTAGTAGTATCCAATCTGTAATTTATTGCGTATTCTACAACATTTGCCGGGTCCTGGTATGATGTGACTGTGATGTCCCGAACTACTGAACATGTTGGATCAGTTTTTATATCTGTACATATTTCGTTTAAAAACTCGTCTCTTGTTCCTAGATCAAAAAATGTTGTGGGGTGAAGAATTTCTTTGTTAGACATATTGATTATCGGATCTTCTCCATATATTTGTCCAATAAAACCTTCATTAGATAAATGATATGGCGTGCTTCTATAATAAAAATTTTTATCCAATATATTATAAAACACAAGTTCTCTTGGGTATTTGGTTCCTCTTTGATTTAGATCATAATTGGCTTCAGTGTCCCATCTTACTCTTTTATCAAATTTAAAAAAGTATAATACTCCATGTAACCAATTATCAATGAATGAATAATTGACAACGCCGCCACAAAAAGTTAACCCAATTCTTTTTCTTCTATACCATTCTAGTAAAACTTTTAAATTATTACTTGTACCATTTATTACCGGTATTATGGTAAATAATCCATCCCTAAACTCTGTTAATCCAGATTTTGTTTTTCTATCGTAATATTGCCAACCAATGCCATCTACCTTCCACCCTAAACCTCCAATAGTTCTAACATCGCCGAAAAATTTTTGAACCGGTAATCTTTCTGTGTTACTTTCTCCTGCTATTGTTGATATTAAATAAGGGTGACTTGGAATTCTCTCGGCTTCGGTGAATTCAGCATATCCAGGATCATCAGATGGGTATGTGCCATGTCTTGGATCTGTCGGTATTATTGAAACGTATTCTTCCGTTGCTCCAGTACACCACAGATATCCTAGTGTTATTGTTTCATTATACATCTTATCATATTTCTCACACCCTTCTTCAATGCCTACAACTGATCCTGTGGGAGTTGTTATTGGTTCTATTGACGACCCTCTATCATATATTCTAAAAACCGCATATGAATTTATTAGTACATCTAGTTCTTCTGGTATGCGAAGATTCATGCCTGTTAATTCGAGCCAATATAGAAGAGTGACCACAATTTCTATACCTGGATATCCACCCTCGACATTAGAACTTTCTCTAAAATATATCGAATTATTATCGGTAGACGGTCGAATATATGCTGCAAATGAATCAAAAGAAATAGTAGATCCTGAACAAAATACTTCTACTGCATATCTTGGAGTACCATCATCCAATGTATATGTATGCAGTTGATCCAGCATATCATACTCCACTTCCTGTACGCCATAACAACCATCTGTATTGCTTGACGCTGAATCCATAGGAAACAAATAATTTAATAAACTAGAACCGGGGCCAGTTGAATTACTAAAATAATCATCGGACTCGCTCGTATAAATATACATATGGAATTCGGCTTCTTTCCCAAGCACCGCGCCAAAATGTAATGCTACTTCCGCTCGTCTGCAATAATCTTGAACATTCACACCCTCACTTGTCAATGCTTCGTCATCATTTATGCATTCTTCGCAATCAGGATATATTGTTAATGGAAGTTCTTTTGTGTATTTATCTTGCGTTCTATATGCGAAATCTTCAACTCTTTGTCCAACTTTAGTTAAAATTCTAATACCTTGTAATACCCTTCCCACCTTATACGCTACTTTTCCTAATATTTCTGCAAATTTTATTGTAACAACAGAAAAAAGAAATTGAAGAAATAATAATACTTGTGATATTATTACATTAAATTTAATTCTATTTTTGAAAGCGAAATTTGTTGGAAAATAATTTGAGCTTGAGGCACAATCTGATTCAACATTCGGTCTAATTTCTTTAATACCTAAATAAGCGTCTCTCCTCTCTGTTTCATAGTGTGTTCCATGAAATGATGATACCGTATATACTTTACCATAAACAAATCTATAAAAGTAGTCTTGAGGAGCGGTAGATCCATTAAGTATCAAATTCTTTTTATGATCCTTAACAGTATCGTTATAATTGGTATGAAATAAAGACATTTCGCTCGTTGGCGATGTTATAGTTAAATAATCTTCAAAAACATCTGAGAATTGATATGTAGCTAGCAAACTTTCTTGATATTCGCTTTTATCACTAAATCCTTTTGCTGTTCCAAAAGAACTATGACTAAATTCCCGAATGTTTGGAACCAAATATTTTGCAGTTATAACTTTATTAGATTGGGAGTCTAGACTAAATCTAAATCTTGCTACTGATCCTGTTGGTACTCCTTTATTTTCGTCGTTTGTTGTTTCTTGATTTCCCAATTCATTTGTATATACATAATCTATATTCATTGGTAATGACACCATAGCTACACCGTCTTCATTAATAGTTTCTGTGGGGTTAAAATATTCCAATTCAGGATATTTTGTTATGCCATCAGATCCTAAAACAGATCTTCCGGTATATCTAACGCATTCAATATGACCACCTGACGTTTGTAAATTACACTTATATCCACTATTTCTTCGAATTTTACCGTTTCGTTTTACTGCATGACTATTTTCATCTGTAATAGACGAAACCAAAATGGTGGCAACGGGTACTATTTTAATATCTCTTTCAGATAAATCAAAATCTGTCCTCGTGATTCCTATTTCACATAATTCCTCATTTCCCCAAAACGGATAAACCTCAATGGTTTTATCAAATGATACTATTTGTGGTAACGAATCAATATCCTCACCTGATTTAAACTTATAATATGATTCAAATTGTTCTATGCCATAGCCTTTATTAAGAAAATCGTTTGGCCTAAGTGAAAAACATCCAATATCGGATAAATCTATATCAACATGTAATATTTGTGTTCCAATTGGAACTCCCCAAATCATAAAGTCGCCGGCCCCATTTGTCTTAACCGTATAAGAATAATATTTTTCAAATACTTCAAGAACTTCTTCTCTTGTCAAGATATCTTTCTGATCAAAAAAAGTTCCTGTTGGGGCATGACCTGGATGTTGTTGTCTGCTTGGCAATAGATTATATCGATAATTATCTGCGTTTTTATCGCCAATGTCTTTATATGGATATAATGAATGAATAACAGGATCGTTTTCATCAAGACCTTCTTCCGGAATAAAAATAGATACTCTTGCGTTTGGGATTCCATATCCGTTATTTGCCGATATGCGACCAACCACAACGCCATATTCTGAACAATTTCCGGAAGCAAAAATGTCTTTCTGTGTGAATTTAAGCGACAAGACCTCCATAATGTCGAAGTCCTGATTAATTTCGACATTAATCTTCTGGTCCCTTCCTATATTTGTATATATTCTATGTTTTTGCATTATCTTATTACTATAAATAGAAAGCTATCAATTTTCTATAAGATAACTAAAAACAAAATTAGTATGTAGCCGAAGTAAGATTTTTTGTACGAATTCTTATATCTGAGTTAGGGAATCTAATTTGAAATATTTGATTTGATTTCATATATATTGTATTATCAGATTGTTCAATCTCTTTGGTGTAGTCATCTGCATATGATTGGGCAACCTCAGCCGATGAATAATTTCCCCCTATTTTATTAAAAACACGGATATCAACGACATTCATAACGCCAGAAACATTACCTATCTCTCTTTCAAGATCTCCAACTAATAATGGATCTCCCATTTTTCTTTTAGTGATTGAAAAAAACGAAGTTGCTTTCTCGATCACCGATTTTAAAATATCAACCGAATTTTCGTTTTTATTAATCACCAGATCGATTTCTAATCCCATGTCGATTACTTCGCCACTCTGGATATCTATATAATCATTTAACATTCTATAGTTGGTAAGATAGTTCAGGACGTTATTCTTCAGTGTGTTGGAAACATCGTCGATTAATGCCCCCTGTTCGTCGTAGGATAATAATTTAATTCTAACTTTATTATCCTCTTCCATTACGCTAACTTTAGCTGGCGCTCCGTATGCTGCTGGCATAGTTTCAATCATTGTTTTATAATCATTTAATGTTACCGCTCTATTTTGTGCGGCAAAATTATATGCAACCATATTTCTAATTTCTTCAATTGTTGGAATATCTGCTCCACCAATTGCCGGCGTTATATTTGTTACTTTTATTGATTGACTTACTTGTGTATTTATGGATGCGTTTGGACCATTTACTATCAAATTATATGCTTCCATTGTTGTTATTACATTAACACCTAAATTCGTATCTTTGCCGCCACCAATGCGATATTTGATGAACAGCGTTGTATTGGATTTGGGAATATCTCCTAGTGATGTGTTATTTAAAAATGTTGCTAAATTAACCTGCATACTGCCCGTCATGTAGTTATCTAAATTTTCCATTGGATCTACATTACCCGAACCAAAAGTTAAAAAGAAATATCCTTCGGGAGTATATTCGGTTATAAACTTTTTAGTCACATCAATATAGTCTCCCGCTTTAAAATTAGTGGAATCGGATGCGGATGTTGGATTTTCTACAAAAACTCTGTCCTCGATTAGTGTTTTTACTTCATACCATTTGTTTTTTGTTGACATAAACTCGTCCGTTGTTGGGTTAGATCCATAACTTGTTCCATCTTTATGAATAACCGATGTAACGCCCAAAACATTTCTTTCGGGAAGATATACTTTTAGAAATGGTTTCTGATCCATATCGGTGATAACTTTTCTGTAAATTTTTGATATTCCGTTAATAACCGCCTCCCTTTTTGTTATGGTATATGATATTAATTTATTGTTATTATCAAAATTTGGTATTTTCAATCTATTTGCATCTCCTCTGCTATTAAATGGATTTGAAAAATCAATGTCTTCAACAATTTCGAAAACTTGTCCTCCCCCAGAAACTTGGGACCCTGCTCTTAGTATGCCTTCATATCTCTCGTCATCTTTATCACCTCTAACAGGCACATTTATACTGAAATCACATAATGCAACAGATGGCCTAAATCCTGGTAATCTAAGTCCATATGTTTTAGCAATATGAAATAATGATTGTTTTTGTTGGGCAAAATCCAACATTGTTTCCTGCCACACTCTATCTATATGAAAGTGTAAATTATCGGCCACGGCTGCGTTTATATCCAACAAGACGGAATATATTGACGCATCATTGAAATTGGAAATTAGATCGGGATAATATTGTTTTGTTAGTTTGACTAACTCCTCTCGAAGAGTTGCAAAATCCCTAGTTGCATACGTAATTTGTTTTGACATATTAAATGTTTATTATTATAAAATCTGAGCTTGAAAATGTTCCATTATTTACCGTATAATCTATTTTAACTCTTGCTGTGTATGGTTTTGTTGTTCCATCTCCAACTCTAAATAATCTAGCGTCTTCTTCTTCACTAGGGGATGGCGGTGTCTCAGGATCATTTTCTGCCGACATAACTTTAATTGAATTTATATCCAAATTCGGAATATATTTTCTTACTCCTTCTCTTATCTCATCTTCAATATGATTATGTGAAACAATATCGTTCATATCGAAAATATATTCGTAAAGTCTTGTGCCGAAATCAGGTAAAAAATACCTGCTACCCTTTCTGCATAACAATAAATGTATAAGATCCGCCCTTACTTCTCTCTCAGGAGAAGATGTCAGTTTTACATAATTTCCGATCGCGCTGTCCCTAAATGGATAATCTATACCGTATGTTGCCATATTTCATAAATATTATGATATATATTTATATATATATCGAAGATCTGTGAGAAAAATAATTTTAACTGAATGCCAAACTAAAAAACTAATTAGTTTAATAATTTTAAATGAACAAAACACCACTCCGTTTTATGATGGAAATGGTAATTATTGGGAAAAATGGGGATCTTTAGATCCTGCGAATCGAGAAACGGAAACACAAAAAATTAGAGATTATATAAATTCATCAAAACAAAAAGTAATTAACTATTTTTTAAATTTTTATTCAACTCCTGAATCCACATCAAAATTTCAAAATAAAAATAATGTTCCAAAATTAAAATCACTTATTGGCGGAATAAAAATAAAAATAAATAACACTCCTCAAAGCAGTCCAAATCCAAATGCAATAGGATACATAGATCCTAAAGATCCATCCACAATGGTTCTTAATATATATCGTTTTTGGACAGGAAAAGATAGTTCCTCGATGTATGATGTGATGTTACATGAAATAGGACATTCAATATCTCTTTATTTAAAACAACTTGGCGAAACCCCATCTATGCCTTCTAGCCCATATTATAAACCTGAAGATGGAAAAGATTCATATGTTGCAAGCGACATAGAAACTTATACAAGAATTCAAAGATTAAGAAATATTCTTGAATTGAAAGGTGATGAGGATGGCGTTACAATTTTAAATAAACTCATTACTGCCTTTAAAAGTGGAGTATTGAAGTTACCAAATTATACGGTTGGAAAAACTACAGATAACAAATATTTGGTGTTTAAAAAAATAATCCAGGAAAAGGGAATGTTAGAAGATTTATGGAAATTATTTGGAGGGATGACATATAATAATGCTAAGATGTCTGATATATCGGCATTATTTGCAAAATATTCGCAAGTACAAAATGGGTTAATCTATACAAATATAAATTTTATTGGAAAAGTAAACGTGGCTACTAAGGGAATTCATTAAAGTGAAATTAGTTTTAAACTACAAAATATTAAATAAAGTTATAATGCTGCCAATCACAAAATATATGACTCCAACAATTGCAAATCCTTTAGCTAATCCAATTGCTCCATCCTTTG